CACGCGTCTTTTCCTGTAAATCATAGTAACTTTACTATAACTGATGATGATGACAAGTTAGCTGTAACTGGTTCTAACGGAGCTGGTACAACTTCTGTTACATTAGTAGATGCTACTCAAAACGTACCTGGAATAGCTTCTGATGGTGGTTTTGAAGCTGCATCTTCAATCACTTTAACATCTGGTGGTAATGACAGTGCATTAACTGCATCCATTACTGGAACAGATGTTTTAGATAATGCGCAGACTGAAGACATAACTATGGGTAATGCCGGTGCTGTGACTACTACTAAAACTTTTAAAACTGTAACTGCAATTTCTGTAAGTGGTGCTGGAACTGTAGGAACTTTAAAAGTTGGTGTGTTGGAAACAAACCTAATCTCAGTTGTGTGTAGATCGTTATTTAACGAATACCCACTTGGTCAATCTTCAACAACATCTGGTAAAAACTTAGCGAACAATATCGTGATTCCTAAATTTTCTAGAATCAATGATATTAGATTTGTAGTTAACGAAGCTTTTGATACAGCTGGTTTTGACATGCAAATTGGTGCTAACGTTGCACAAGCTTCAGGAGCTACTCTTAACAGTTTAGATCTTGACTACTTTGCAGGTGACGCTGATAATGATGTAAGAACTGTTGCTTCTCATCACATTCCAACTGGAATGGACCAAACAGTTGCTCAGATGAAAAATTGTTTAAATGTTTCAGATGACGACGCAGCTGGTTACGAGATGGACAAAGCTGTTGTTATCACTGCTAAGACAGACGATGCTTTAACTACTGGAGAAGGTGTGTTAAACATTTACTGGACACAGCAAGTTAACAACACTAACTAATTAATTTAATGTGGGGCTTCGGCCCCACATTTAAATTTTAAGGAGAAATAAATGTCAACAGACGTAAAAAGTAAAACATTCTTAAATAATTTATCTGCTGCAACAGCATCAGTAGCTGCATTACAAACAACAAGTGGAGCTGCTAATTTAACTTTAGCAACAGCAGCTGGGACAGGTGCGTTTCATCAGACAGACCAAGCATGTAAACTTACTATAACTTGTGCTGCGGATGTTTCTGGAGTTACTTTTACAGTAACAGGAACAGATATTGCAGGTAATGCTTTATCAGAAGCAATAACTGGACCAGATTCTACTACAGTAACAGGAAGTAAATTTTTTAACACGGTCACTCAAATAGCTACTAGTGGCACGGTTGGAACAAATACTTCAGTTGGAAACGCTGCAGGAACTACAGGTGGACAAGCTGTGTTAACTGCTGGTAGAACAAGAGTTAGAGGAATGCACATTACGACTGGTGGAACTGTAGGAAATATATCTTACTTCAATACATCACCTGTATCAGGAACATCTTTATTTTCTTTTCAAGTTGCAACAACTACAAAAGATTATATTGATCCATATATTCCAGATGATGGGGT